ACATTGTTCTAGTAAAGGAAGCAGGGGCGTATGAGTTAAGACCAGTTGCATCTGTTGATGCGGATTCAATCACTCTTGATTTTGCATTAGCTAATGGTGCTCCTGCTGATGGCGTAACTGTAGCAGCGGTTACAACTTACTTTCACGACACATCAAACAGTGTCTCACTCTCTGCTGAGCACAATGTGGGTAACGAAATACAACAACAAGCAAGTGGGCTAAGAGCACAAGCAGGGAACATTGAAAACTGGTCAGTGGGTCAAATCCCCCAAATGTCTTTTACCCTAGGTGGGCTTGATCTTGATAGGGTTGATTCTGCACAAACAGCAACGCCAGACTTTACTGCTGATGCACTCCCTCCTGTTGCACTTGAAGCTTGTCTATTTATTAATGGCGTAGAGCTTGATTATACAGAGCTTGGTTTAAGTATTGAAAACGTACTTTCTTTCTTAACTAGTGCTTGTGATGCAGATGGTAAAATTAACTCAAGAATCACAGGACAGTCGGTTACTTTTAACGCCAACCCATATCTTGATGACACGACTACAACTTATTGGGATGCTTTTAACCTAAATGATGATGTGGACATTTTCTTTTACGCCTACAATCCAAGTTCAACTGTTGGTCAGTTTTCAAACGCTGTAAGTGTTTGGCTACCGCAGGCGAAAATTACCGAGATTCCTATAGGCGATCAGGACGGTATTGCTACAGAAAACCTTGTAGCAAGAGCACACAGAAACACAGGCGGCGATTCAATCTATATCTCTTTCTCTTAGTGTTTACATCACATCTCTTAATAAAAAGGGTCTTGCGGGGCCCTTTTTTTTGTGTTCAAATTACACCAAAGGAGTTGAGAGATGATTAAAGTCCCAAGAATGAGTGACCGCTATAGGGTTAAGATTGGAAAAGATGTAACCTTTTGGATTGCTCCATTATCAAGAAGGCAAAAACTAGAGATATCAAGCTGCACTAAAAATCGGGGTGGTGACATGGTGCCAGACCTTTTTGAAATGCAGTGCTTATATTTAAAGTACGGCCTTAAAAAAGTCGAGGGTGTTAATTATAGTGATGGTTCAAGCTTTGAGCTTCAGTTTGAAAACAATGAACTAACAGAAGAGAGCCTTGATGAGGTTCTAAACATACCCCAAAAACAAGAGTTAATGGTAGTTGCCTGGCAGTTCCTAAATGGCTCACCTGATGAAATTGTTGATCCAGTGACAAACAAGAAGCTAAAAGGCGTTAGCGTAGAAATCGAAGCGGGAAAGCCCAGGGGGGAATAACTAACCCCCTCCTTTTATATCTGGTTAAGAAAATAGATGCCTACAGTGGGCTAAATCAATACGACTATGTTCAGATGGTTTGCACCTTTATATCTATGACAACCCCTGACTATAGGTGTTCCGTCTGTAAAAACAAATACGCAAGAAATGAAGATCAACAACGAAAGCACCAGGAAAGAAAAGGGTGTTTTTCTATGATGAATACAGGGCTTTTTTATAGAGGTGATGGCCCCATGAAGGGCTACTCCAAGTTTAAGGTAAAACGCTGTTTTTCTATATTTTACTCAAATCAATGTGCAGAGCTTATTAACATGTTACCCAGTATAAGGCCCGACCTAGAGAGTCCGGCTAAAATTGCCGATTTATGTCATTTAGTGGATAATCTTATAGAAGAACGGAATCTTGAACAGCAAAAAATCATGGATAGGTTAAAGCGTGGCAGTCGATAATGTTTCAGTCGAAATTTCTATTGAAGAAAAAGCAGCGCTTCAAGCACTGACTAAATTAGCTAAAGGCGTCAATCAAACAAGCCAACAATCCGTAAAGCAGTTTGGAAAAATGGACGTTGCTGTAGGCTCTTTTGCTGGCACCTTGGCAGCAAATCTTGCGGGCAAAGCACTAGGTGCTGTTACAAAAGGTTTCCAGGTTCTCTTTAATCAGTTTTCTCAAGGTGTGCAACTCGCACAAGTTCAAGAAGATGCTATAAATAAACTAAATGCTCAACTTGCCCTTACTGGTGACTATTCAAGAGAGACGAGTCAAGACCTCCAAGCATTTGCCAGTGAGCTTCAAAGCGTGACCAAGTTTGGTGACGAGGCAATACTTGGTCAAATATCTTTTGCTCAAGCAATGGGCGCAAGTGTCGAGCAATCAAAGGCCATTGTAGCCGTTGCTGCTGATATGTCCGAAGCATTGGGCATGGATTTAAACTCAGCTACAAGGAACGTTTCCAAAACCCTTGGAGGATTTGGAGGTGAGCTTTCTGAAATAATTCCTGAGCTTAAGGATTTATCAAAAGAACAACTTCAAGCGGGTGCAGCAATTGATTTGCTTGGTGCCAAGTTTAGAGGGCAGGCACTGGCAGCTACTCAAACTTTCAGTGGTGCAGTTGCTCAAACATCAAACATAGTTGGCGACACTCAAGAAACGCTATCCGCTTTTATAACCCAAAACCCTGCTGTTATTGCTGCAATTAAAGCTGTTGGCGAATCTTTTATAAGTCTCAACGGATCATTAACAGAAAATAAAAACGCCATCAATGCTTTTGTAACTGACTTTATTCAAGGCGGTTTAATACAGGGCTTTGAAGGTATTATTGAGGGGGCACTAAGTATTGGTGATGCTTTTGTTGCCATGAAAAACAGTGTTAACTTTGCTGCTGATGTTTTCTTGGCCTTTCGACAAACGATGCTTGAGGTTGAACTTGGAATAAACCAGTCAGGCGAGTCCTTTAGAAAGTTTTTCAATATAAACGTAGAGGGCGGCAAAAGGGTCGAGGCTTCGCTAAATAGGCAAATTGAAGCGATTAAGCAAGCTCGAATGATAAATGATCAAGAAGCTTTAGAGAGGATTAATGCACAAGATTCGATCAGAGAATCATTTAAAGCAACAACAGAGGCAATTAAGCAATCAATAAGTGAAAGGATAGCTGAACAGGCAAAAGAGCGTGAAGTACAAAACCAAATAGTTGCTGGTGGTGCCAAGGAAGATCCTCGTATTAAGCAAGAGCAAGCGGTAATGGCAGAACTCGCATTAATCAATGAGCAAAAAAGATTGATGGAGGAAGAGCAGCAAATATTAAAAAGGGAACAGCAGGGATTAATCAATGAGGAGGATCTTGTTAGGTTAAGAGAAATCGAAATGCGTAAAGCAATGATTCCTTTTGAGCAACAACTTGATGCCAATGCAAAAATAAAAGACCTAAGAAAGAAAGACCTTGCAGATCAAAAAACAATTGCACAATCTGAAATAGCTGTTCTGCAAAAGCAGTCTGAAATAGAAAAAAGAATCAATGAGTTAAGGGTTAGAAATAGACAGCGCATGGTCGCTGGTTTTGGTAATGCCCTTAATCAAGCAGCATTATTGGCCAAGAAAGGTAGTGCTGAACAAAAGGCATTAGCCGTTGCAAGTGCTACGATAAATACTTATGCAGCATCAGCAAGGGCATATAGGGACTATCCTTTCCCGGCGAACATTGCAGTAATGGCGACAACTATTGCCGCTGGTCTTGCACAGGTTTCAAACATCAAAAGCCAAGGCTTTGCTGCTGGCGGTGTTATTGGTGGTATGACAGGGGCAAGTGTTGGGGCAGATAACGCCATAGCCACAGTAAGGCAGGGTGAGATGGTTTTAAATGCTGACCAACAAAGAAACCTTTTAGATATAGCGACTAATGGAGCACAACAAGGCTCCAACATGAATGAGTTAGTTCAATCAATTAACAATCTTGCATCAAGTCCTGTTGTGGTTAATATAGAGAATAGAGAAGTCGCCAGGGCAGTAAGAGACGCAAGGCTAGAGGGGTTTAGTGTTTAAAGTAAATTATAATTGTAAATTCGAAGGCGAAGGGTTAACTCTTTTATGAGCATTTCATTTCTAGCAAACAATCTTGTGGACAGCGCCACGTTAACAGCGTCAACTGAAAACGCTCAATTTCCTGTTTCTAATTTAAAGAATGATTTTAGGACTAAGGTTTTTAGATCAACTAGCAACAGTGACAATATCGTAATTGACTTAGGTGCTGCCGCTGCTGCTGATTCTTTTGGCATTGTTGATAATTGGCGTGATGGTTTTGGTGTTACTGCAATTACTCTAGAGGGCAACAGTGCTGACTCATGGGGGGCGCCTGCTTTTACTACAACAATAGCCCTAGATACTACCTTTGGTGTTGGGGTTAAAACATTTGCAGAGCAATCTTATAGGTATTGGCGAATTGTTGCTACTTCTACACTTGGTTACTGTGAGCTTGCCAATGTGTTTCTTGGAAAAGCAAATACCATAACAACCAATGGCCCTAGCTATAACTGGAGCTATAGAAATAAGGATATCAAGTCACAACAAGAAACACGGTATGGCCAAAAATTTATTGATAACATTGGTCAGAGAAAAGAGCTTAGTAACTTTAAGTTTGAAGTATTAAACCAAACAGAGTTACAGGTTTTGTTTGATGTTTTTGACAACAGAAGAACCGTAAGCCCTCTGTTCCTTAAAATAGGTGACGGAACAAACGTCATACTACCGGATGAAGATAGGGTTAATGGTATGTATTACTTTGATCGAGAGCCGTCTTTTAGTAACACTACAGCAGGGTTTTATTCAGTCACTTTAAATTTTGAAGAGGCAAAATGAGCACACTAGTTGTTGAGGAACTTGTAAGCACATTGACACAATCAGTTGAGTTTTCTCTGCAAAATAGACAACAGGTTAACGGTGCTCACATTTATATTTATATGCACAACGCCCCTTCTGGCACCTTTACTCTTTCAATCAAAGACGGTGCTACAACGCTAGTAAGTAACACATTTACTAGTGCAGACTTTAAGACAGACTTAGATACTACGGATAATTATGCTTATGT